ATGTACAGGTATTTTTTTGAAAAACAGCACTTGAGCAGCGTTGAAACATACCATTTCTTTGACTATCTGTGATACGATTTGTAACAGCAGACATGTCTTTTAAGGATTCCGGTCCGGGCTCGAAACTCCGGATACCGAGGGCCTGAAAATAACTGTCTTCTGTTTTTTATGTTCATTGGCGTTATGAATACCAGGCATTTATGCAAATATCGCAAACTAAAAAACTGTTCGGCAGACTAACTACCGAACAGCTTAAATGTCACTTAGTTAAATTTTAAGAATGTTGGTGGGCCTATACGGTATGGCAGACAAACTACTATTATCCGCGCCCCATCTATATTTGCGATTTATCCTATCGCTGTTTAGAATATATATTTCTTCATTATATATACTCACTTCACAAAAGCAATACCTGCTAACAAAATACTTGCCGCCGCCCAGCCGTTCCGTTGCGCCTTAATTTTGAGGCGCTTCTTTTTTTCCTCTTGCGCGTACGTTCGCAAGGATAGATTTGCATTCTGCAACGATCTTTCTGCCTTCAGTAGCTGTTCCTTTGATGTAGTTAACTCTTTCCTGAGCGTCGTTAGCTCTTGCTTGAATTCTATCAGCTGTAGCTGCAGCGCTGTCAATTCCGGATCTTGCTGCGCTAATAGCTGATCCAGCATCTCCAATTTCGCCTCTAACTGCGTCAGCTCTGGTTCCGTTATCTGATATGTAATTACCGATTCTGGTTCCAGTGTCTGCGTTTCGGATGCCGCACAGGTAGCCGGCATAAAAAGCAGCAAAACCGCAAGCGACACAGATACTAATAGCGACAATAGCTTTTTTGTATTTTCCGAAGAATGCTGAAATAACATCATACATATTACCCCCTCCACCTTGCGGTATACCCGCGTGTGTCAATATGTATCCAGTCACCGTAGTAACCGATGCCCAATTTGTCCTCAAGCCCCCACGCCTCCGCTGCGACAAGGACCGTATCAGCCAGGGCCGTGTCCGTGTCATCCTGTCCGCCGATGTGGATATCCGCCGCGCAGCCTCGCATATGATAGCTGTCAGGTACGCCCCCACAGCGGGCGTTAACATACGCATCACGGTAGCCGCTGTTCCAGCCCCGATATGTCATGTTAACACGCCAGCCCGGATTCCACTCCCGCAGCATATCTAATATTTTAAATAAATTAGCCGTGCGGTCATCGTCCGTGCAAAGATGCCCTGTTTCATCGTCCCACGCATAATCATTCTGCGCATTTCCGTAGCAGTCCCATTCCGTGACGGACCAATGTTTCGATCTATACATATTCATACCTTCGCTTTCACCTTATCGATCAGTTTTGCCGCGATACTTACATTCGCATCGTTCAGATTTTCGATGCAGGATAAAAGCTCCGTAGCTGCTAAATAACCAACACAGAGCGACAGGAAGATTGCCGGGTGGTGCATGAGTACCAGCATTCTGTCCACCGCTCCGCTCGCCGTGGCAAGCAGTAAGTAAATGATCAGCTTACCTGCGAAGCGTGTTTTCATTTTATACGAGTTGATCACGCCGGCCCTGTGCGCCGCAGGGATGGCCACTACACACTGTGCCACCCCCGGAGCTTTCACATTGTACGCGACGAGATAGCCGTATGACAGTGATATCCACTTCGTGATCAGGTCAATAATTACCACAAGGACAAACAGCCCCAGCAGCTCCGCATGAAATTGTAATATGCCGAGGACGCTTGCCGCTATGGATTTAATTTGCCACGATTCGACAATCTTTCGTGCGGCGTGCCCGAGCGTTTCCAACAGAGATTCGTAGTTCACTCTTTATCTCCTTATATTGTTTCAAAGGCAAGATTTCTCCATACTCCATTTGCATATACTTTTAATTTGCCTGTTTCTATGTCAAAATAAAGTTGGCCGTTCGCCACACCAGTGGCAGGGCAGTCCAAGGTCAGCCCACTGTGTACAATTGGCACTGGCACAAAAGAATTTTTTCTAGCGAAAGAAGATGGTACAGTTTCACCACTTTCACCGACTACGGCGCTACCTGTTGCGTTATAAAAAACAACTTCTTTTGTAGTATAGTTAACAGAAATTACGTTGCCAGTATAGCCACCTGCAAACAGAAGAGTATCGCCTTTTTGTATGCGAACTCCATCTTTTGCTGTCGTATTATAGTCTAATGACGTCATTGTTATCTTGTTTTGACTACCTATAGACGCAATTTTTCCAGTCAGTGTTTTTTTTACGTTTGGCGTGTTAGTCGCTATGAAGGCAAAAACACCATTTTTTTGAGGATGATTGTTTAGCAACACATCACCCTCTTTATAATTAGGAAACCATTCTTTTGATTTCCCAGTAGAATCCATTAAGGGTATGGTTTCTGTGTCTAAAATAATCGCTTTACCATCACCTGTTTTATAGCGTTCAATATTTTTTAGACTGCCACCCTGAGACCGTTCCCCCAAAAATGCTTCTCCTGATCGATAGGATTTATTCATATATGCATTAGACACTTTAAGATTTCCTGTGATTGTATCTACCTGCGCAAAATCTGTCTGATATTTGCAATTATTTAATACAACAGTTCCATTTAAACCTATTTCAAGCAATTTACCAGCTGATGTTGTGTTCGCATTACCAAAGATGCAATGATTCATTTCTATGAACCCGTCTTTAGCAAAAATACTTTTAGAATCTGCTCCTACTGGTGAGAAAAACAAACCATTATTAAAAATAACATGTGCATTATTATTTATATTTACCGCCACGGTAGCGTTTGTAGATTCTTCTGCACAGCCGTCAAAAATAATATTTCCATAAGATATGTCATATACAATACCCTTACACCAGTCTGCACATAACGTTGACATGTGCGAGTAACCTACAGCTTCAAATTCATACGCTTTTACTTTTGCTGACATCACGTAAATATTAGCAAAATCACATGACGTAGAATGATTTAATAGTGAGATGCCATAGTCTATATCACCGATATTTAACCGATTCATTTTGCAAAGCCATGTACCACGGGTTAGTTTTATTCCGTATGTAAAATTATTGATATTTAGTAGTTCACATTTTAAAAATGGAGCGGGATTGTCTTTAGCAATAATTGCTGCGTAAGATTTTGCCAAGCTCTTTAAACTCATTTTTTCAAATACGCCATAGTGAGCAGAACCACTACCATTGACTATCTCAAAAATTGCATCATATTCTTTTTCCTTGTCCGTTTTGTTAATTATCGTATCGTCTACTGAGTTGCCTAAAATATTTATACGTGGTGGAACATTCAGCGTTGAAGTAATCCTGTATGTACCTTTAGGTATCAACACAGTGCCGCCTTTTTTACTCGCTGCAAAATCAATCGTTTTTTGAATAGGTACAAAATCGTCTACATTGTTATCCCCTTTAGCGCCCCACTGCTTTACGTTAAGTTGTGTATTTATCAATTCCGCTACTAAATTGTTTTGCAAAAAATGTATGCTTCCACCATCTTCTACATCTTCAGCGGTTTTAGCACGAACAATATAATTCCCACCGCCGCCATCATTTGCACTGTAATAGCCGGACGTAATCGCTTTCACGCCGGCCCATACAAAGTGATCTGCCTTCATGGCGGCAACATTGTCATAGTTTTTAATCGCAGCCGTCACCGCGATCGCCGCAGATTGTTCCGCCGCAGCCTGCGCTTCCTCCGCCGCCTGTTTCGCCGACGTGGCCAGCGTAGCAGAGATCTGTGCGGCCTGCATCGCCACAGCGGGGTCCTCGGTCACTTCAAAGCCCGTACCTTCCTGATTGATGCGGAAAGACTTGCCGGGCTTCAACGGTATTGCCGCATTAAAGTTCGTCGATTCGACACTTGTTTTTAAACTGCGTTCCCCTGCTTCGCGCAGCTGCTGGATCTGCATTTCCATTTCATCTAATTGCTGCTCAATATTTTCCGAAAAGAACGGTCCCTGATTAAACAGCGCTAACAGCTGCTGCAACGGCACTTCCCGCAGCAATGTGATTTTCTGTCCTGTTGTCAGTGCCGGCGCTGTGCTGCCGGGCTTCGGATACACCACGTTGCCGGCATTCACGTCCACCGTGAAGTCCGTCGTTTCCCGGGCGACCCCGTCCTCACCGGTAATATACACGTGGATATACTCCGGGTGGTCGTTGTTCATGGCGAAGGTATACGGAAACACCGTCGTGCTGCCGTTGCCGCTGTATACGTTCTTCGCGTTCTGGTTTTGTATTGTCATCGTATTCACCCCTCCATAAAAAAAAGCGCCTGCCCCGTCCGAGGTAAGCGCTTATTTAATTTGTCACTAACATCGTAGCACATAAAAACTGCGTTTTAGTCTTAGACTTTTTTATTTTTTCTTTCGATCAATCCGTTTATCCAGCAACACCGCAAGCAGGTATTGATAGAAAGGCGTGTCAAAGTCCCGGTCGATCCAGTATACCGTCGTAGCAAAAGCGTCGGATATCGTATGCCCTATCCCGGTAAAGCTGTTCACGGTACGGGCCCCTTCCCGGAACACATCAATCTTATTCTTTTTGTCGCTCTTGACCACGTCATAAGTTTTTATTGCCTGGTCAATTGCATCGTACAAGGGCAGCGGACGCGAGACCGGATATTTATTACCCATCAACCTTCCCATTACGCCGCTTGCCACGTCACGCACAACCGGTATGGTACCGAAGAAGTTTTCCCCCACGCCTTGCCCGGCGCGTTTCAACATACCCTTTATCCCGCCTTCTTTTTTATCGTCGTTGCCCGTAAGTACATCCATCGCATATTTTTCAAGCCCGTCAAAAATACCTACCAAGACGACCCAAAGAAGCAGCTTTTTAAGCAAAGGACCGGCGATGATTCTGTGGTTTTCTTGCAGCCCGCGCCGACGGCCTTCCGCGTAGCCTCTGTACAGTGCGTTAAAGACCACGTTAAAGTAGCTATAAAACATTGTGAGGGATTTCGACAGCTCGCTCCCTTTTTGAACCGGTGCCAAGTCTTTCATCTCACCGGAACCGAACACTTGCCGAACCGCCTTATCCCCTGCGGATACCGCCTCTGTTTCTATGCGTTTCCAAAAGGCTGAGCTGGTTTCGTCAATTCTACGGCTGCCGCCTAGCTCCTGGTATATTCGTTCGTATTCACTCACCCAAAGCGGTATGGCGAGAGCAAGGTCTGTTGCTGCTAAAAGGTCAAACGCATGAGCTTCCAGGGCTTTTTCTCCTCGAATCGCCGTGTCGATCACTTTTCCGTGCCCGCCGATAAATGTTTTGCGGAGGATCTCCCCGGCATCACGGTCCATTGTCTCCGCCCGGTTGCGGAGAAATACTGATTTTTCTTTAACAAATGCCCATGTTTCTTTAGGACTGGCCCATACCCGGGGAATCACGTCCATTGCCCGTGTCGGACCAATATAATCGACCATTGGGAAAATGTTCAGGGAGTTTTGTATTGCCGTAGGAACCCTATACATCAATACCGCCAGTGTTTGTTTATGACGGAAAAACTCTAGCCCCTTATCAATAAGATTTGATTTAGCCTTATCCGGCGCCCAGCAATCCCGCACCCATTGTTGTAGGGCGAGAACCTGATCGAGCCCATACATGTCCTGCAGCATACTTACAATATCTTGATTGTGAAGCACGCGGTTCACGTCGCGCAGGCTCCTTCGGAAACAGATATTATCTATCACATCGTTAATATGGCTGTTTAAAACATCAAAAGACAAAAGCACTTTTCTATTGACCGTGCCCTGGACGCGTTCTTTCATATGCCCTCTGCGTCGACCCATAGCCGCACTACCGGCCATTTGCTGTTTGGCAACGTCATCTTGATTCTGATTCGCCGCCTTAACCGATTTCGCAGGGTCATATTTGATCGGATAGTAGCCCCCTTTCAAGGTGTATACCAGCCCATCATTACCTACGATCTGGAAGGGTATGGCGCTCTGTTTTCGTGGCGTCACTCCGGCCATGTCTTCTTCCACTTTTGCAGACTCCGGCCAGTATTTCTCACACAGATCCCAAATTGCTTCCACCATCTGCCAGTCTTTTTGCGTCAAGTTGCCGAGGAACTTTCGCACTTCTTTTTCGGTTATGCCAAAACCGTCCATGATACGCCGGCGGTTGATCTCGGTTCCCCAGTTTAATGCTACGCAGATTGCTCCTTCACGCGTTAAGATTGATGATCCAAAGCGGAATTTCTTTTTACTTCGCATCTCCGATTTTTCCATGTCCGTATAAGGTTCCCAGATAGCTTTTACGATCTGCGCGGCCTCTTCTAACATTATCTTTTCTTTGTTCCACGACTGGTTTACGTTTTCATAAATAAATCTATGCGCCGTAGGCCCCAGTGCCTCAAATATTTCCTCCGGCTTTGTCAACTGTACCCGTCCTGTTCTAAATAGATTCGCTACTTGCTCTCCATAGCCTGGCGTCCCTGCATTTGTCGGGTCGTCATTTGGTATCACGGGTACCCTGTCCGCAGCTTCTGCTGTAATCTTCTCACAGATATCGGACAGAGCTATTTCGGTCCCGTCGGTGTCTTTAATCGACCGGAATTTGTTAGCATCCAGTCCAATTTTGTACAGCGTATCGAGGACTTCCGTAAACTCTTCGTACTCCTCCATGTTCAATCCGCCAAAGCCATCGTTGTAGACTGTATTGCTCCCCATCGCCGCAACGATATGCCCCGGCAAAGAAACGTTCCCGTCTTCGTCTACGAAAAATGCATCCATATTCGCCGCATAGGCCTGCATTAGCTTGAGTATATCCATCTCTTCCTGTGGTTTAGGCGCATCCTGTTTACTGATCCCCAATACATACAAGCCATGATTGAACAAGTAGCGTTCTGCTGCGGGGATGTGATTGTTACGGGAGATCGTCTTTGACCGCGCTTTAAGTTTACCGTTTTTCTTCTGCACCATGTCTTTATTCTTTTGGGCGATAGCCGCATATTCAGCGAATATCCGCTGCCGCAGCTTTGCCTCGTAGGCTTGTTTCCACAGAGCATTTGCGGATTCACGGGGCCCAGAAATCTTACGTTTTTTCTCCAGCAGAGTTTCCGTAGTCGTGACTTGTTGTGCACTGTTTAGCTGCGCTTCTTCAGAAGTCGATTTTACCGGAACGATCCCTGTTTCTTGCGAACGATATTTTAATTCAGCGTCCAGCGCCCGCTTCATCGCTTCGGTGCTTTCCCTGCCTGCCCGTTTCTCCAACTGCTGCCATTTCCGGACGTTCGTAGATTCTGCGATCGCCATCCCAGCCATTTTTTCTTCTGCGTACGTCTTGACCAGCTGTACATTATCCAGTGTAGCATCTCTGTAGATCTTCACATGCTTTCGGTTTCGTTTCAGCAGATTCTTAAACCCTTTGACCAACCTTTTCAATTCTTCCCGGTCTTTCGCCTTTTCCATTTTTGCGAGCGCGTCCCGTTCGGCCGCCTCCCAGCGGGCCTGATACTTCAGTTCCCTGATCCTGTGTTTGAGATTTTTAACCTGATCGGTTTCCTGATCTGCACCCCATTTCTCGCCGGTCGCTTCATACGCCTGCTTCTCAATCTCATCCAGCATTTTTTCAATTTGCGGAGTCAACGCGGCATCCTTACGCAGCTTCTTTTTGATAAATTCTTCCTCAAACGCAAGGTACATACCTCTGTATTTTGCACCGTCCACGGCTTTCTTCGCTTCTTCTTTGATCTGCTCAAGCGGCATACCTTCCGTCAGCTCTTTCATCTGGCTGTTCAACCGTTTCTTCAGCGCCTGTTCCAGCGTGCCCTGCTTCTTAATCTGTTTAGCATATTCCGCCTCGGTCATGCCCAGAGCCGTAGCATCCCAGTTATCCCGGATAGCAGGCATGTTTTCCAGCAACAGTTCAATCTTATACAGAGGCTGCTCTTCCAACTCTGCCCGGATATCCTGTTCCATCTGCTCCCTAACAGCATTCAATTCTGCCTTGCGTTCTGCCGTAAGATCCTTCATGGCGATTGCCAGCACCTTTTCTTTTGCGTACTCCACAGCGCTTTCCTGCCAACGTCGGTACATTGCCATGCTGTCCTCTGCCAGGTACTCAAATCCCCCAGCGCGCTCGAACGCATTTAACTCCCGTAGTTTAAATGCGGTCTCCACTTCTTCTTCCGTAGCGACCATACGCCCCATCACGGCTTGCATATCCTCAGACGGTACGCCGCCTAGTTGCAAAAAATCCCTGTAAATTTGCGTCAGCCAGGCCTTAAGTTTACGGAACACTTTTTGTAAGCCCGTTGCGGGCGCATTCCCTGTACGCAAATAGGCTTCCCAGCCGCGGGCGAATTTCTCATGCTGCGCAACCGTAAGTTTTACCTGCCCCTCTTTCCAATTCAACCATTCCTTGACGGTCTCCCAGTCTTTAACAATCTGCTCCGGCGCGTTCGGCATTTCCGCCAGTTCTTTTAAATCCGCGACAAAGATATGCCCTAGCTCATGCGGGAAAGTGGACTCATCGGCAGACTCAAACAATGAGACGACCCGGCGACCGGTTTCTTCAAAAGAGGTAGCACCGTGAACGGTCTTCCCGTTTTGGCGCTGTTCAAGGGTATAAGTGAGGGTCTTGACGGCTTCTTCAGCTTCTGATAGACTAATATCAGAATAAGCATTATCTTTGCGAGCGACCAAATCTCCTTGGGTTCCGGCTATACTGCCTGAAGGAGTGTACAACGCACCGTCGCCGGTGGCGGCCAATGGGGTTCCGCTCCCATTAAAAGATAATGCTTTTTCTTTTGCCCTAATAACTTGCTTCTTCGTCTGAGGTAAAATACTTATTACAGTATAATAATCCCCGTCATCGTGGCATAAATCAAGCACTAATACTTCGCTTTTTTCAGCTCCTTTATCCGTAAAAAATTTTAATCTTTCTCCGCTCTTAGTCGTTTCCGCCACAACATAAGCATGCTCTTGTAAAATTTTATAAACAGCTTTTTCTACAGATCCGTATCCTTTAACTGTATTGGGGTGCCGGTTAGTTATATGTGTATAGCCAGCTCCAGCGATATTTTTTCCAACCTGAAAACCTATCTGCATTCTGATTGGTGCACCTTTTATAACGGTGCCGTCATCTGCCGTTAGGTCGTTGATATAACCCCAATCAACATCCCCCTTGGAATTTCTAATGTAAGTTTTATTTTCTTTTCGCATGGCGGACTGTTCCATACCACCTTCATACACACCACCCATCTGCAGGCCAAAGCGGTCGCGGTAATAATCCAGGGCGGTGTATTTTTTATGCCCGGCTGCACGCATAGCATCTGCGTAGCGATCTGCGTGTCTGGCCAACAGGGCAGCGCTTATCCGTCCTGCTCGCTTCACTTCTTCATTCGGTGCGGTGTCGGCTACCTCTTTTGCCAGGCTACGATAGATGTCATACGCCTCTTTGCTGAGCCCGTCCACGATTTCCAACTCCATCGGGTCGATCTTCTGTATACGGTCCTTGATAACATCCAAAGCGGTAATATTGCCCTGCAGATTATCTATGACCGCGGCGTTCTCTTCAAACTGTTCTTCACTGATACGCCCGCGCTGTAGATCCGGATGTTTTGAAAAGTCTTTTCCGGTCAGCGCATCGATGGCAAATTGCCGGTATTCGTCCTGTGTAGGGCGGCGTCCAAAGTCTTTGAGAAAATCGCGATACCATTGCGCATTGTTGCTGCCGTAGATAACTTTCGGATCCCTGTCCGTTGTCAAATACGAAACAGCACCTTTTTCCGTAAACTCCCGAATGTCTTTAATAATTGGGTCAAGCAAATTATCCAGAGCCTGTTTGTAATGGTCATACAGCGCCTGCCAACCTTCCAGCGGTTTATCCGGGCGTACCATTAATATCTCTGCAGCAGCATCCATTTCCGCCCCTTCAGCAAAGTTTTTTTGCAGGATATTATCCAATGCGTCTTGTCTTTGTGCTTCCTGCCGGCGCTGCTCCTTATCCATAAGTGCGTCAAACTCTTCGTATTTTTGCCTGGCTAAATATTGGTTTCTCGCATAGGAATGATCTACATCAGAAAAGGAGATAAAATCATCACCGATTGCAAAATTGTCTTCCATCTGCGCCTGGTAATATACTTCATAAGGAACCGTGATATCCGCTTTTGTTTCTATCGCGGCCTGTAGTTCTTCATTGCTTAACCCTGTTTTATCTGCCAGAGCCTGCAAAGCCTGCTCCCCACCTTCTTGCTGCAATACCATTTCTGTGTCGATATTTACTTTTTCATAGTTCGTTCCTTGTACCGAATCATGTACCACCTGTGCTGCAATTTCAGGATCCTTTTTAAAAAAATCTTTTACCCCTTCTGCTTCTTTCAATTGACGATGCATAGAGATACCGGTAATATTTTTCAGTTTTTCTTTAAGGTGCAGATCCTGCATTTCTGCTAATGCAGCCGTCCTACGGACCAACCTGATAGAACCGCCGCCGGAAGCAATTGCCCCAAAGCCAATCGAAGCGGGAACGGCAGCAAGCGCATTTTCTACAGCTCCTTCAAAGCTTTGCCCTAAGGTGTAATGCGGAATCGTACCGCCTTTGTACGCTGAGACTACATTACTTATCATCCTGTCAGCGAACTCCTGGCTGCCTTCTTCTATCGACTCACTCACCGCGATGGAGCTGGCGCCTTGTAAAATTTGTCGTAATCCCGTCAGCATAGAAGTACTATCTGTCGCGTCAGCAATAACGGAGCGGATACTTTCCGCGGCCATCGTTTTATTACCCTTTAAAACTTTTAAGATCATACCAGCATTGGCAAACTCAATCCCTGTTTCAACGGCAGCAGCAGCTGCTGCGTAGGCCCTTGCCTCTCCGTTCGTTAGTGTTCTTTTACCGTTACTATCTTTATATTGGGAATACTCAACAAAACGCTGTGCCGCGCTTTCTTCCCACATATCAAGAAACCATCCGGCGCGCATACCCAGCGCAAATCCAGTTTTCGCTGCAGCGGCAGCCCCCGCCAAACTCACACCACCGGTAACCGGAGCAGCCAATACTCCGGCACCTACGGCAGCTGCACCCAGCGCAGCACCATACAAACTGCCCCGGCCAAATCCGGTCAGCTGTTGCCGTATCTGTTGTGATGTACCACCGACCACCGCGGTCAACGGTGCCTCGAATAATCCTGGCATTTCCTTTCCAGCATCTATTTTCTTTTGTATTTCCGCTACTTTTTTATAATCTTCTTCCGTTAAATTCTTCTTTTCCAGCAATCCTTTACGGCCGATATTGGCAATATCATGCTGCAATAAGGCCTTTTCCCAGCCTACTTTTGCGGCCTCCAACAAACTGTGTACCTGCTTTACGTTCTCAATATTATGTAATGCGATAGCCGCTTCTACGCTGCTTCCGTTGCCAAGTACATTACGCAGACCGGGATAAGCTCCCACGAGCTTATCTAGCGATACTTCATTTTCTCCGGGAGGCAGCAAGGCCATCTGCTTCCGCCGGTAATTATATACGTCCCGGGCATTGTCCAGGTTTTGGGCATCGGAAAGGATCGCCTCTTCCGGAATACCGGTTTCAATTGAAATGTTCCTTGCTTCCTGCAGCACGTCTTCCCGGTTAAATGTGTAACGCTTCCAGATGTTCGTCTGCTTGAACGCCTTTTTAGCCTGTTCTGCCTGCTGGCTAAAATCCGCAGATAACTTATCCTGTGCTGCCTGGCTACGATCCAAACGAAATTGCCCGCCCGGGCTTAAGGAACCACCGAAAGAAGTTTCTACCGTATCTTTCGCTTTAAATTCTTCCGGCAGCGGAGCAATTGGTACCGTCGCTTCCGGTGTATAGCGATAGTTGTCTGCCTCATCTTGGACAGGCATTGTGTCAGGATTTATGCCAAAACCGCGCAGCTTCGCCTCTCTTGTCAAATCTTCTATACTCATCTTTTACACCTCAATTGAATTTAGTTAATTCGTGAATGGATCGTTTGTTCTTCCAACATTAGGCGCCAACAAATTCTTTAGCCCCTCGGCATCGACAATATGTGTAATGCCATCGTCTTTTAAAACTTCAAACTGATCCGTACCCGGTAATCTTCTTGTTGATATAATATGCGCCGCTGCTAATTCAGCTTTTGTAATATCAACATCAACCGTAGTATTAAAGAATGTTCCAGGTGTTTTGTAACTGCCATAATTTATCTTAGTCATAGATTCATCCAAGAACCCAATAACGTCCTGCAGTGTTGGCTCCGTGCCACCATTTCGCACGTCGTTTATCCTCTGTATAGCATACCCTTGTGCGCCGCGCCATGTTTCTGCAACCATAGCCTTATCCAGATCAGGATACTTTTCTTTAAAAGAGGCTTCCAATCCGGACCAGTCGAATTTGAAAATACCCGTACCATTTTTCTTTGCATCGTATAACTTTATTAATCTTTCATATTCTGCTTTAGATGGTTTCATACTCACTAGCCAAGCCGCATATTCCGCCTCATTTGCAAATTCTCTGTGCATAAGTGTTTGCACGATACCATGCTCCATTCCCAAAGCCAACCCGCCTTTACTGCCGCCACTTCCGGATCCTGAATCTCCATCCAGTGCCTTATCTCTTCCTACCCGTTGCCCCCACCAGTAGTGCGCCTGATGATATCCCTTTTCTCGCATCTCCGGATCCGAGCCAAAGTTTTTATCTATCAAAGAATAGTAATGCTCCAGATCTGTATCGCCAGAGTCATGCAATGCCATAAGCTGCTGATCTATCGCTTTAAACGCATTAGAAATCTGATAATTACGCATGGTCTTGTTTTGCTGGATCCTCGACAAACAGGTTTGATATAGATCGTCCTTCTCTTCCAGCGTCATACCTCGACCTTGTGGCCTGGCAAAGCCAATAACACCATAAGCGTCTAACGATATTGCAGCGAATCCGTGGGTCCCTGACTGATACACCTTGCCGGTTTTCGCGTCATACACGCCAACATGCCCCGCTTTACCATCCTTGTCAGAATCCCAGTATACGATATCTCCTGTGCGCAGCTTGCTTCGATCAGTAAAAGCTGTGCCGGCAGATTGTGCGTCCGCATAGTTTGTCGGAGCCCACGTGTTGCCGGGAATACCTCCGGCAGCTTCCAACGCCGCATTAACACCTTTTGTGCAAGTGTTAACACCCCAGTTTTCACCTTTAGCGGCCATGTTGCGCATCCACTGCACCGCTTTTTCACCGTCAAAACCTGTTCCCGCAGCGGTGCCTTCGTAAATCGCTTTCCATAGGCCTTCAATATTATCCCCATATTGACTGACTAATGTCTCGGCCGTGGAGCGTGTCATTGTCCGGAGCCGGCGATCATGAGCTGCTTTCGCAAAATTAGTCAGCACATTCGGATCCAGCACCCGCCCATATCGTTCGATGTAGGTTTCCGCCAGGTCGTTATCCCCGTTTGCGTAAGCCTGTTTGATTACACCCTGTGCCATACCCCCCATAGCGGCGCGCACTTTTTGTTTTACCCTGTCCGCTCCATAGTTTTGATACCGCAGCTCCACCATAGCTATCGCGCGGTTCATCATACCGTCTACCGTACCTTGATTCTGATAGCCGGCCATGGCATCGTTTAGTGTATCCTGTAAGCTGTTTCCCAACTGCGTGTCTGCATTCTTTTCCAGCTCGTTTATCTGGAACTGCGCTACCTGGCTTCGGTGATTGTTATAATCCCGGTTCAGGATATCCTGATAGTTACGCCCTTCGTCTCCGTACGTCAGTATCCGCCCGTATTTTTTAGCGATCTGATTCCGGATCTTCCGTTCCCCTTCTTCAAAACGTTGCAGAGCATTTTCCGCAAGCCCTTCTTTGTCCTGATAAATCTCTTGTTTTAAATCTCCGGTCAGCCGGTTATATTCGTTATCCGCCGCCATGATTTTCGCGGTCCTGTGCTGACGCTCAAAGGCCAGCGCAAGGTTACTTAGCCCTTGCGCGGTCCTCGCACCCTGTGCGGCCAATGCCTGCGCACCGGAGCTATCATACGTGACCCGGGTTACTTGCGACGCTGGTGCTCCAAGCTGTCCATTTTCTTTATACGCTTCAAAATTCGCCATCGTGGATTACCCCCAGTTATATTTCGTTCCGAAATTATATTTGTTAAACACACCACCCAGGGAAGCATCTCCGCCGGCCGCCCTATCCCAGGCGTTATTCTGCCATGTAGTATTGCTAAAGCCCATCTTGCCAGTTGCTGCGTTAAACTTTGTATCCCCAAATCCGCCAGCCGCTTGCTTCGCGCTTTGCGCTCCAGCGCTTCCTGCACTATACAGATTGCCGGCAAGCGACAAGGTACCCATGAGCATATGCGTCATGAAGGCCCGTTTTCCGGCCTTGCGATAGTCTCTCGCGTTCTGTTTGTAGATCAGCCCCTGATTATACATATCGTTCGACTGACCGACCATCTCGTCCACTTTCTGCCGGCCGTTATACGCATCCATCGCCAGCTCTTTTGCCTGCGCATACTGCGTATCTGCCAGTGTCATTAAAGCGCTGCCCGTAGCCGTAATACCGGAAGCCCCGATAACGGCTCTTTGTTTAGCGCCGTACTGCGATAGTCGGCGTCGTTTGTTCTCTTCGTTGATCGCGCTGTTCTGCGCCTGTTGCTCTGCATTCTCCTGTTGCTTTTGAGAATTACGCATCGCGATTTCCGCATTCGTCTCCGCTTCCGCAGCTCTTGCGTTCGCCTGCCGACGTTCGGCCTGTCCTTGCAAATACGCCGAGCCTAAGGTGGCTATGATTGTGCCTGCTACCCCCATCACTTCACCTGCTTTCTAAATTCAAAGTAACAATATTTCATCGTCGCTATGCCTCTTGGCTCTGGGGGATACACCGTTGCCCCCATCCATATGAGCCATTTAATCGTTTGTTTGTTATCTTCATTGACCCAGTTGTACAACCGTTCCCAGTCATGTAGCCAGGACTGCATCACTTTTTTAGATTGTTTCGCGGTATAGATTTTATTCTTCTGTGTATCTTCTGTCGTCACAAACCACACCACGCCTTCCGGAACAAACGGGTTCGTTCGGATAATGCCGAACGCGGCCACGGGTACGTTATCAATCCGGCACTCGACCGCTACTTCCGATGTCTGAAGACAATGCTCTAATTCGGCTAAGATGTTAGGTCCTGTCAGTCCGACAATTTCTTTCCTCGTAGACTGTTTAAGATTCTCCGCAATATAGCGCAGATCACCGTGGAACGGTTTTATAAACACGATATTAGCCACCAGGCGTCACCTCCGGAATGATTGATAATATCTTCATCGGCAGCGGATCCTTCTGTTTGATCGTCACATAGATTGTGTCGCTGTAGTTCGCCTGCGGCAGCACGGCATATTTCTTCCCGGTAAACAAGGTGATAGGATCTCCATACCGCTCTGTCGCCCGCCATTTAATCTCGTCCAGCTTGTTTTCCGTGACGCCATACCAACCGCCGCGGGTGTCCTTGAACATGATACACATCTGCTGTATCCGTTTCTTCCGGCTCCCCCATGTGCCATCTCCCGCCTGTAATTCGATTGGCATAGTCTTCAACGTCGTGTCGTACCCAAGGCCTATCTGGATATGACTGAAACTGCGTCCAAACAGGATAGCGCCATCAGCGCCCACCGTCAGTCCTTGAATCACGTTCCCATCGGCTAAAACCTGTACGGCTTTACCGGCGAGCCAGGCAAGACCAGTCAATGTATTCACCGGTTCTCCGGAATAGCTGTACCCTGCATCTACATAAAACTGCGTTTCCGGTTCTGCGTCGGATATTTGTGAAGCCATCAACTCCACATAGTACTTTCCATCACGCAGCACGACCGCCCACAGCTCATCCTCATCTTCTCCGGATATGCTGCAAACATCAATAAACTTGCCTTCTGTCGTATGTCGATGCCAGGCAAATACATCCTGCTCCTTAATGTACGTCATGCCAAGCAGCACGCCATCATCCCGTACACACCAGACAATACTGTTAGGAGTTTGTTGGTACGTAATCGATACAATCTCATGCCCATCGAACAGATGGCTGGCCAGCAGGGATACATCGTCACCGGTGTATTTGTCTACGTCATAGCTGTACGCTAAATCCCGGATAATACTTCCCTGATGCTGCACATAAATCACACGGCTGCCGACAATTACAGGCGCCAGGTCGTTAATGCCGCGATATTCCTGTGCTTTCGCCTGTTGGTTCGAGGGGGTAAACGCAGCCTGCCCGCCACCGACTTTGTACTCCCCACCGGATGTGAGCATCAGCATTTCCGCAAACGTGACAATTGCTTTAATGCCGTTCATCTGCCCGGAGCTGAGAGAACCGATAATCGCGTCATCGTCCACCGTAGGGATGCTTACCCCAAAATTCCAATAGTCTCCTGACTTGCTGGCCCAGTATGTTTGTGGATGAGACTTACTCCCGGCAAACACAAGCCGGTCCTCAAAAAAGCCCACGCAGGCGGGATATCCTTTTGTACGGCTCCATGATTGCAACGAAAAGTCGTTTGTCGCGGTAATCGCTCCAAGTTTTTTTACTACGGTAGCCGTTGCACTGGTACCGCTGGTAACGGCGGTGATCTTAGCCATGCCGTAATAGTCCTGGCTAAAAGTCTGAATCGTAATAAAACCACGTTGCCGTTCGTTCTCGTTGCTTTGCGTCCACACATCGATGTTGAATCCCGTACTTGTGATTCGATAATTTACAAGTTCCGTACTCTCGTTTGTTGCAGTGAATTCATAATTTCCTGAACGGGCGCCTTCCTGTGTCCTGACGGCCACCCATGAAGCCGTACCGGTATCATATCGTTCCAGCGTGAAAGACCCGTCCCAAAAACCAAAGCTCTGCACATGGACAGTTCCTTTTGGGGGACATTCAACTGTAAACTGCCCCGGTGCCTTACGCACAGTTCCTTCCGGGTCTGCGGTGTGAGTAGGACAGTCCGGCACGCCTTTGATGTAGCTGCTTTTTACGGTGTGTCCTAATCGGATCAGGCTACCTACCATATCTGCGGCAAAATAGCTCTGCGAAGCCGTAAGCATAATCGTTCCGGTCGTCGCGCTTGCAGATATCTTCAAATTATCGTTTGTGTTCGGGTCCTCAAACGGCCCGTCCAGAATATCCATCTTATTGATCGACCAGTTTCCCGCCCCATTCCGTACTAATGTGTACGGCGGATAATTCGGATGTGTCAGGAACAGTGTATCCGCAGATTGTACGTATTTTATTTTATCTAGGTCCGCCGCCCCGTAAGGACTTGTAATCGAATACACAGCGCCTTGGTTCGTTACGATTCCCCCATCCGTATAAAACCGGATACGCCCCGGTGTAAATTCGAGGATATAGTGCTGATCTACGTTATACCGGAACGGAAGCAATCGGGCCTTCGCATTATTCGCGGTCTGCTGGACATGATAAAACCCGGGACGGCGCATAACACCGCCATACCGCAGCACTAATGCGTTTTCAATTCTTGCCGCGCCCACATCGTATTTTTGCAGATCAGTCCTCCCCATAAGCGCCGGCGTAAGTTCTCCGGCAGCAAAGGAAGGCTTTAGCTGAAACATACCCATGTCTTACCCCCCTATGCAGTCATCAAGGCCCGTAAACCGCGCCGCCGCTAAATTATAAATGCCGGGGTCCGACACATTCTGTTCGTTCATATCGTCCGCTCCCGCCTCGGCAAAGAGCGCGTTATATGCCTGTAAGCAGCTCTGGGTCAGTCCCATGTTGCCGGTGAGCTTGAACGCGATATCCGCGGCTAATTTCCATGACAGCGCTTCTATAAATTCATCATCCATCAAGGCACAATCTTGTATATCATACACATACTCCGCCCAAATATTCGGCAGGTTACAGTAAATCAACCGGCCTTCAGGGTCACTTGATAACTTGTATTCCGTGTATTGCGGGATATTTGTAAACGTCTTATTGTAGAGCCGCTTCAAATTAAGGCAGCTTGCAGGATAGCGGTATTTATATCGCCACTCCAAAGCCTCCGGAGAATCTGTGGCTACGAGAGCAAGCTGACTACGACGCAGCGCGAACGTCCAAGGCCACCTGCGCAACGTGGCCTTACGTGCCTGGTCATAGAATCGCCTGCAAAGGCGCGCATCCTCCGAAGGCTCATCGATAAGCTCAATCGCATCGTGCCCAATCCGGGCTAACGCCATATTACAGATAATCACTTTGTCCATACCGATTTCTCCTTATAGGAACGGCGGCACAGGTCATCCCGTACCGCCGTATACATCACTTGCCGGCTGTACCGGCCTTTCTTGTTACTCTTTTCGGTTTTGCTGTTTTAACCGGTTCTTCTGGAACCTCTTCCACTACTTCCGGTACAGTGTCTTTCTGTGTGACCACGGTGGCGTCGGCCACAACGTCTGTCTGCTTAGGGTCTATCGCCTCAAAGTGAGACGGCACTGCTTCAGTATCAGCGAACGCTACGACTTCCCCTTTTTCGTAATAGCGCCGGCCGAAATAGCAGTTGCAAACTACTCTGTATCGCATTACAGGGTCAGCTGCGTTCCGGTGCTCATGTATGCGAACAGTTTCCCGCCGACAGGGGAAGCACCGGCGTATTTCAAACGTACGTAGCGGTTACCGTGAGAGATCGGCGCATAGAACTGCGCAAGGGTACAGGGCTTTGTCTGCGCCATCGCGGCCGGTACCGTGATAGTCACTTCATCTACCGGCGCCGCAAAGTCCGCGGTGGGGGCGCTCTGCACCGTTACTGTGTTCATCTTCCCACTGGTGCAGGGCGCGGTCAGCTTCACATCAATGAACAACGGATGAATCAGCTTCGTAGCGCCGCCAATGTCAATTACCTTTGTAGATACCACGTCCGCAGCCACGTCCTGGTTTTCAGAAAAGATTAGTTCAGCATCAATCGTTGCCATAGTCCAATACCTCCTTAAATTTTGCTTTCCGTATTCAAAATCGCATCGCTGCGCAGGATAGGAACGCCCCAGAAGTGGGTCTGTTTCTTCCCGCCAAATTCGTCGATCGTCAGCCGTACGTTCGTCTTTTTGCTTGCGCAAATATCCAAGTACGTCTTCACCGCGCGGTTACCGAAGAACGCCATCGTGCAGTTATCCGGATTTTCAATCTGGTTATACGCACGGATCAGATTTTCCACAAAAGCGTCAGCGTTGGTGGCAGTCAGGGCGGTCGTATCGATATTTGCCAGGCGAACCACATAACGAGGATCGCGAATACACAAGCCCATATCCCAGTTGTACTGCGACTGATAACCCCAGTATTTTCCGCCATCGTTGTCGGTAAGCTGCACACGACCATTGTCACGATACTTAAAGCCGGCAGAAGTCCCTTCCGGAAAAATACCGTACACCGTCTGCTGTCCGTAGCCAACCAGCCACATGGAAGTCAGGTTGTTCCCGGTGCCACCGCAGTCAATGATCTGATCAGCCCAGATCGCGTCCTGACTTGCCTTGTCGTAATAGTACGCGCTCAGACCGGTAAAGCCGGCGGGATTCACTTTCTCATCGCCATAGAAAAAGGTCGTCGCCATTTTCTGATTCATAGCTTCCTGGTAAGCCTGGTTCTCAGACATACGCCAGGCATTAGAGTTGCCGTTGATCTGCATCAGGCGTTCGTCAATTTCTGCCAAAGCTTCCATCCCGCCACAGGTAAAAGACTGATTCTTGCTGGTGGATTTCCCCGGTTTGGTACCACGGTTGATCATTCGCCAGGCCACTTCCGGCAGCTCTGCGCGCACCGTCACCGTCTCCATTTTCTTTTCGTTGCACCCTTTGAACGGCATCACGTCCAGAATCCGGTTTGTCTTGCTCTGCAGTTCTACAATCTGCTGCGCCACCAGTTCGTTGTTGCGGCCAAAGCGGGCCGCCCAGTCATGCATCGTTGCACAATCGCTCATTTTACTTCCCTCCGTAATAGATTAATATTTGCTGTTCGGAAACAGCAGATCTTCTGCATTGGATTTACCGCCTACGGACTTGCCGTCCGGAGCGGTATCTTCTTGCAGCAAAGAACCGATGTTTTGCAGGAACCGCTGTACCGCAGGATTATAGGCTACCCCGCTTTCAACCAGCGCCTGCATGCACTCGCCGCCGCCAAAAGTATCGACAGCCAGTTTCGCATTCCGGAGGTTCTCCGGTTTCGTCAGGCCTTGTTTCGTGCATTCGTTAACCCAGGTATTCTTCGTTTCTTCCGCCTGCTGCTGCATCGCCAGCATCTGCTGACAGTGCATCTCAATCAGGCGGTCTGCCTGGGCCTGCGTCAGTTTCGCTTCGTGAGCGATCTTGGTAAACTGCTGCTGCAATTCATCTTTCAAAACAAGCCCTTCCGGCAGGGTAAACTTGTATGTTTCGGGAACCTCAACCGCTCCACCCTCTGCGTTCGGTTTCCCCTCGCCCGCCTCTTTTTTTTGTTTTTGGAAAAAAAAAAAAAAAA